TACATTATCTAAAAGGCCTCCCTAAATGCCATACCACAAGACTATATCTCGTGCCTGATGTTACTGGTTTAACTCTATGCCACACAAAACTAGGAAATACAATAATAGAACCTTTGGGTAATATCTCTTTACATTGTATTCTATGTTTTGATTCATCTCGCATATGTGGATCATAGTTTCTAAAATCAAATTCTAGCTCACCGCCTTTGTATTCTGATCCATCTGTCAACTGACAAGTCATAGATAATTTTCTAATCTTACCTTTTTCAGGTCCTTCTTTTTCATAAGGTTTATCCCAACTATCACAATGCCAATCGTAATATTGATTTAATTTATATTTTGTAAATTGACAAGCTTCACTTCTTTCCCAATCAAAATTCCAACCAGCATTTCTATTTGCTTCGTGAACGTACGGATGTATTTCTTTATATATCCAAGTATCGTTTAACCATACTAAATCAGAGTTTCTTTTTCTTTTTAAATCTAATATTTCTTCTTTTTTTAATTTTCTGTCACCATATCCACCTGTTCTAGCCATTTCTTCTTTTTGTGCGTTAGCATACGCTATAACTTCGTCACAAAACTTTGGTGTAAGAACACCACTAAAATACCAATAATAATTAGATATATTCATTCTACAAACTCCGCTGATATGTGAGTGTATCCGTGTTTTTTAGCAAACCAAGATCTTTGATTACCTGTTACAATTACCATATCTTTTCTATTAACTCTTATTGGATGTAGTAAACCTTCTTCTAATACAGCTTTTTCAACTGCTTGATATTTTCTATCTTCAGGATGTTCTACATAGTCATCTTTTAATCTATTAGATTGTAATTCTTCTAAAGAAGCAAGATGAGACATTGGTTTTGTCTGTGCTATTAAAGGTTTAAATGTATTCATAAGTTATTGTTTGTACAAAATTTAAACTATCCTTTTGATTGTTAGTTAGGTAATACATATTAGTTGATGGAAACATAATGAACATATTATTTTTAAGTGGTATATCCCAAGATCTACCTTTACGTCTATTATCTTCATAATGTATTCGAACACTACAGTCTTTAACTTTAACACCATATAGTAATGTATAATCTGGTGAGTTTCGTAAATCTACTGGATCTATATTTAATAATGGAATTGTAGTCTCTTGAGGTTTGTAGATGTTACCCCACGTTTCTTTGTTAATTAAATTGATATCATATTCAAGACCAACGTGATCTCGCATATATGTATTTAACATATCCCAAGTTCTTGAAAATGGAAAATCTTTGTTTTGAATTACTGATTGTAAAATGTCACCTGATAACTTATCTCGGTCAATGTCCCAATCTTTAGGCATTGCCACATCACCATAATATAGAGCTTGCTCTGTTAATACTTTCTTCTGCATACCACCACCATTTTTAATTTATGCTTTTCGATCTGTCAAGTCCCAAGATTGATTAGCTTCATTCCACAAATATTCCCATCTGTGAGTATCAGCTGTATTTTGTGATTCTTGTTCTGCAGTTAATGCTGGAGCATCACCGATTGGTGATTTCCAAGAAGCTGTTGTAGTATCTTTTACCCAAGATGCGTAAGGTTTTTTAGGCCAAAAAATTTGATCATCTTCATCCCAAGTATGACCAATACCTGCATAGTTTCCTCTAAATGGAGTTCCACCTAATCTATGTGTGCCACCAATTGTATTGTAAGATGTTTGAATCCACATTTGTGCAGGCCAATTATTGTGTGTTTCTAAATATTGTTGACCTACTGATTCATCTTCAACACCATCGGCGTTAAGCATATCTTTATTATCTAAAGTTAATACTTGAATAACTTTTCCGTTAGATCCTAGTTTTGCAAAATGTGCCATAATTATTCTCCTTATATCTTATTTTTAATTACCATTCAACTACTGAAATTTGTACCTTATTATTACTATTCCAGAACCACCGGTACCTGAACCAATACAATCATTACCACCAGCTCCACCGCCACCACCAGTATTAACTGTTCCTGCTCCTCCAGTTGGATTTGCACCAGCTTTTCCACCGCCTGCTCCTCCTGCTCCAAAATTACTACCACTTTGTACAGCTCCACCTCCACCACCAGCAAAATATCTTCCATTTGGTGCTAAAGGACTCGGTGAACATCCATAACTCGGTGCTGTTGGACCAATAAATGCATCTGGAATAAATGATCCTGCACCGCCAGCGCCACCTTGTAAAGGGTTTACTCCATTCTGTCCTACAGCGCCTGCACCTCCACCGCCACCACCAGATCTATTACCACCTGTCATATTTCCAGCACCTCCGTTTGTACCTTGAGGTGGACTTACAGGAGGTGTATTTCCTGTGCTAGCAGCTCCGGGACCACAGTTACCTGTAGCTCCTCCACCAGAACCACCATTCATAGCTGGAACAGGAGTATATCCTGGTGTACCACAAACTGTAGAATTTGCTGGTCTTCCTGCTCCACCACCTGCAGATGATATAGTTGAAAAACTTGAAACGGAACCAGGTTTAATAGGACCAAGTTTACTTTCGCTTCCACCACCTGCACCAACTACAATTGGATAACCTTGCACTGATACTGGTAGATTTGCAGGTGCATTTAAAGGTGAAGCACCTGGTAAAGCTGTTCTAGTCCTAAAACCTCCAGCTCCTCCTCCACCAGCTGAACCATTTTGTCCTGTTCCACCAGCGCCACCGCCTCCTACTACTAAATATTCCACGTCAATTGATCCTGCAGGATTCCCAGCACAAGAAACACAAAAAGTTCCTGGTCCTGTAAATATATGAACTTTATGATTACAAACTGTAAGTGTTGAATTACCACCGGTTGCTGTAACAAATCTAGATGTAGGTGACTCATCTTGTAAACCTGAATCAGTTACTAACCAACCTTGTGTTGAATCTATAAATACTAATGTTACCGCAATACCTTCTGTTTTTAAAATTGCATTAACTGTTGAACCACCAATTTTATCTGAACCATTTTGAACTAGTGTTAAATTTCCTGTATCAAATGTATTTGCATAATCTTTAAATGCCACCACAGCTCCAGCTGTGCCTGCTGGAAGATTAACTGAAAATCCTCCACTTGTTGTATCACAAAAATATCCTTCACCGGCTACTGCTGTAAAACCTGATGTCTTAACTGTTGTTGTCCAAGACGCTGAACCTGTTGCACCAAAGTTTGTCGCCGTTCCTTGGTTATTAATTGTTGCACCACTAGGAATTGTGAACGTATCGCCACTATCACCTAGAGTTACTGTTGTGCCTGATCTTGGGCTAATTTTATTTACTTTTACTTCACTCATAATTTACCTATTGAAATTTATACCTTATTATTACTATACCACTACCACCGTTTCCACCATTTACACTTCCCCCACCACCATTACTTCCACCACCGCCACCACCAGTGTTAGCCGTTCCATTTGTTGCTGCAATTGAGCTTCCAGGGTAAGGTCCTGAAGCACCACAACCTCCACCACCAGGTCCTCCTGTTCCTTTATTGGCAGAGCCACAATCTGTTCCTCCACCGCCACCTCCAGCTAATGCTGTTGCTGATCCATTAATACTTGTTGTTGCTCCTGCACCTCCAGGTCCACCGACTCCTGCCGTTGCATTTCCTCCGACTGCAGTAGCACCACCACCGCCTCCTTGTGCATAAGCTGGATTATCGTGAGTTGTTCCTGCATTATTTCCTTGAGGTGGAGTTGTTGATGGAGTATTACCTGATCCACCTGCTTTTGAAGTACATCCCGACCCTGTAGAACCAGATGCTCCTCCAGAGCCACCATTGGCTCCTGTAGAAGATCTCCCACCACCTCCGCCACCTGCTGAACTAATTGTGCTAAAAGTTGAAACACTCCCGCTTGCACCAATAGTAAATGGAGGTGAATTATTTGCAGCACCACCTGCTCCCACTGCTATTGGAAAACCTGTTGCTGTAACTGTAATTCTATTTCCGGGTGTTGAATATCCATCAAGTGGACTCGCTGTGTAAGGTGTGGCTGGAGATTTTGTTTCTCTAAAACCACCTGCTCCTCCTCCACCACCTCTATCAGCAGCTGATCCTCCACCTCCTCCGACTACCATATATGAAACTAAATTATTAGCAGCGCAACCTGACACAGAACAAACTGTAAAAGTTCCAGGGCTTGTAAATGTATGAATTTTGTCATCACCACAAGTTGTTATAGTTCCACCTGTAGCTACCATAAAAGATTCACCTGCAAAAGTTGAAGAGTCATCTTGAGTTGCTACCCATCCTTGAGATGCGTCTACATAAACTAAAAATATTGAAGCACCAGCAGTTTTTATAATTACATCAGAAGCATTGGCACCATTAATAGGAGAACCACCTCTACCAATTGTTAAATTTGCTGTTGCAAAATTTCCGTTATAATCTTTTAATCCTACAATATCTCCTGCACTAGGAGAACTAGGAAGTGTTAAAGTAAAAGCTCCACTTGCTGCTGTATCACAAAAATATCCTTCTCCTGATACTGCAGTAAAGTTAGTTGTCTTTTTTGTAGTAACCCAGTTTACTGTTCCTGTTCTACCAAATCCTGTTTGCGATGCACCTGATGCTAAAGCAATCGTATCACCACTAGCGCCAAGAGTAATTGTATTACTATTTTCGTTAATGATGTTAGCACCGCATTGATTTTGAATATTGTTTACTTTAATTGTACTTGTCATAATTATTGAAATCTATACCTTATTATTACTATACCAGAACCACCTGCACCAGCTGATGCACCTCTAATTCCAGATCCTCCACCACCGCCTCCAGTGTTAGTAGTACCAGCTGTTGCTGCTGAGGGACTAGTTGATCCTGCACCACCACCGCCACTTCCACCAGTTCCTCCTGATCCACCGCCACCACCACCGCCGCCGCCAGCTCTTGCCGTTGGAGTTGCGTTAATTGAACTTGTTGCTCCTGCTCCACCAGGTCCTGCTTGAGGTGCAGTGCCCGCAGTTCCACTTGCTGTTGCACCTCCACCA